AGCATGATTTGAGACAGTTTCTGTCCACTGTTCAATGATTTTGTCTTGACTTTCAGTTTCTTGCCCTTCAGTTTTAGGAGGTTGTGTGAATTTATTTTGTTCGTCAACAAAATCTTTTCTTAGTTTTTGTGCTTCTGCTTTCAGAAGTTCCTTACCAAGTTCCACCTCATCCTCATCGAATTTATCCTCATCTAATGTATACTTGTCAATAACATCTCTTTGAAACAATCTTTCAATGTTTCTTTCAGATAATGTAGGATTAGACTTAATTAAGTTACGTCTCATAACTTGTTCGTCTGACATTTCCTCATAATTGACAGATGTAGCCTCTAGATAAGGCGTTAAGTTTCCGTTTGCATGATAATATTCGACTGCATTTTTAATGAAGTCATCTTTAAATTGAGTTTCTGACGAATCTCTCATTCGCTTGTACTCTTCAAAAAATTCTTCTAATGTATTGGCTTTACCATCACTCAAGTCTTTAGAAATATTATCTAATTCTTGAAATAATTCTTCTGGCTTACCAATATTTTCATCAGATTCAACTTGCTCTTCTTCTGAAACTTGTTCAGCAGGTTGATCTTCAGTTTCTTCAGAAACAGTTTCTTTTACCTCTGTTTCATCTTCGGAGGTATCTTCTACCCCTGTTTCTTTTGCTAAATCATCAGCAGCCTCTTTTAACGCTTCGTTTGGTTGTTCTTCTTCTTGTGGAGTTTCCACAGGTTGAGCCTCACCATTTTCGTCAATGACTTTGACTTCTGATAGATCAAAATTTTCTTCTAATGCCATAATTTTATAATTTGTTGTTTATGTTTAATTACTATGAGTTATCCTCTATAACCTTCATACCTAACTCTTTAGTTGGCAAATTATCCATTGCATTTCTTTCTAAGTTAGATGCTTGTCTTATTTCTTCTATTTGTAACTCGTATTTATATTTTTCATCTTGCAGTTTTAAATCTAGTTCTAGTTTTAATTTTTCCATTTCCATTTTCATCTGCATTTCCATCTGCAAAGTTTGTTGCTTTGCTTGTTCTGCCGCTTGAGCAGATTGCATTTGAATTTCACCGTTCATTTGTTGCTGTCTAATAGCCTTGGCTTCCGCTTCTTCTCGCTTCTTTTTAATTCTATAAGCCAACACCTGCTGCGCTTGTTTTAAATTCTTTATTTGCTCTATAAATACAGCATCTTCAAAATCAACCTGACCCTGTGCTACAGAACCCTGTAATATTTGCATTAATCTTTGTTTTTGCTCCTCTGTAGGTCTATCCTCAATTTTTACACCAAACTCATGCTTAGAAACAGTTGGAGACATTTCAAAAAACTTCATAGAGTTTTCTCCTAAAGATCTTACATAACCTTTAATTGGATTCCTTTTTATTGAGTCTTGTAATCTTACAACACAAGCACTTGCAAGTTTCTCTAACAAGTATCTTTCTCCTTGCTCTATATGCGCTAAAGCATTATTAGTTGCTTGGGCTGCTAATTTAGCAGTCGTTGTTAATGATCTGGCGTCTGGAGTTGAACCGTCTGTAAATTCATTTAACCCTGTGATCTGACGAATCATCTCAATATTATTTTGAATAACCTGATAGTATGTCATTGCATCCCTACCTAAACCATTTTCCAATTCTTCAATAGGTCTATAGTTAGTTGGTTTACCTCCAATATCATTACGTCTATAAACTAATGTACCTGTCTTATTAAACAGATCAATTACATCCATAGGTTTCATTTGCTGACCACCTGAACCTAAAGGAATATCCTCTAAGGCTCCTAATTCTATCATAATACCTTTTGGTCTAGCCTGATTAATTGTATTTTGAAGTCTATACCATGAAATTTGAATTTGATCAGCAATTGGAATTAATTGCTCCATAATACCTAAAGGTTTCATGTTGTGAAAATCTGGAGCGAACAAATGATAGGAAAGGTCTGTATCCATTAAGTTAGACTTAACCCTTTTCATATTAGTACATAAACCGTAATTAAAACAATAATCTGAGTCTACAATCCAAGAAATCTTATAAACGGTTTTATAGGCTGATCTAATAAATTTATTTTTACGCTTATTTACACTGTTATATCCTGCTCTTCCAAATCTTTTATTACCTCTTCGGTCAACTCTTGACTCATAGACCATTTCGTCTACACTAAAGAACTCTAAATCTAAAACAAGTATTTTCCTATCGTCATAATGCTTATAGTATTTTTTATTTGATGGGAACATTTTAGTATCTCCCTGTCTCCCTGAAAACCTTTCAGCAATATCTTGATATTCTTTTTCTGTAAACTGATTACCTGCTCTTTGTTTTAAATCTGATATTGACATTTCAGTAATCTCTCCAACATGAATTTTATCACTAAAATCTCTTTTATTACAATGAGATATCAAAAGTTTAGATGGATTTACAACTCTGGTTTTAACAGCACCATTACTGTCGATATATTCTTTATATCCTGCAACACCAAAATCAAAAAGATATTCCATTATCTGCTTTCGCTTTTCATCCATGTCATTAGTATGAAAAACAAGTTCAATACCTTGTTCCATTTCTATTGCTGCATTGTGCTTAAAAGTATATGCCATATGCATATTTAACTCCTCATCATTTTCTGGTTCTCCAGGCTGTTTTTTTAGAGGGCTAAATTCTTCTATTCCAGGAATTTGTTTTGCAGCAGCATTTCTTAAGTCCATCTTCGCTTTAGTCTTCTTATAGTAATCTTCTATTTGAGACTGTGCTAAACTATCTATCGGAGTTACAGTTATGTTATATTCTGTCTTGTTTAGTTTACCTAAAGCAATTCTTCTAAATTTTGGAACTATAGGTAGAACTGACCAATCAATTGCAAACCAACTTTCATTGTCTGCATCGTCTACATTTAATAAACTTTTATATTTATTAATTGACTGATTACCTTGTGCATAATCTTTAACTTTAGAATATGAACCCCTGTTGTTATGAAATGACTGTGTACTATGTGTAGTATAGTCAGACCATGCTGCTTTTGCGTAAGATAAACACCAGTCCTTACCCTTTTCTCTTGGATCAATGGTATGGCTTGGGTAGTTTTCCTTGCTTTTATGTTTTATCATCCTACCTTATGTCTTTTAAAAAATGTCTTTGCCTCGACAAAATTACCTTTTGCTATTTGATTCTTATATAAAATATACTTGTCTGCAATTAGTGTGTATCCTGCTGCCATAGCGGCATCAAACTTTGTTGTCTTACTTATATCAAACTCTAACCAATCTTTTAGCAGTTTTACAAAACACACATTATTTATATAGTTTTCAATATACTCCTCGGTCACCTCCGCTATTTGCTGATGAGTTTTAACTGATCCACTTAACCCTGGCTTTGAACTGCCAGGTAAATACATAAGAAAAGCAGCGTAACCCCTATCTTCAAAATAATTTTTTATACCAATTTTATTATCCTCAAACAAAAGTTCACATGAATAATAATGACAGCACTTCAAAACATCTTCATAAAATTGTCTTGCAGTACTTGGTCGGTAAATATATTCAACTATAAATGAACTGTTATAAAAATTTGATACTGAGTTGTGTTTCTTGTAAACATAGAATGCACCATCAGACCTTCTGCCATCTACAGTAGAGTCATGATCGTATGGGTCACATCCCATAACAAACTCTCCTTTTCTTGTTGGAAGATAATTTTGACCTCTTTTAATTACATTATTTGCATCTTTAAAATCCTCAAACAAGTAAGAAACTTTAAATCTACCGTTACTCATTGGTTTAAATTCAACATACCCAGTTTCTTTATCACCAACCCATTCAAAATTTCCTACTGTATAAAGATTTTCACTCCAAGATATCTGATCTATTCTATCATTTAATTTCATTGCATTATAGAGAGATCTTTCACCATCTATACGAAAAGCCTCTTCAATAGTGAACGGATTCCTGCGTATAATGCTCGACAAAGCACGATCATCGTTAATAAGATTTGCACGTTCAGCCAAATAATATTCCTTAGCCCTAACTTCATCAGCATAACCATACTTGTCAAAGTAAAGGGTTTTATAAGAAGGTGTAAAAAATCGAAATAATCCACTGGCAGTCCTACCAGAACTATTTCTATCTTCCTGTGAACTATTGTCCCAAAGTCTTTTAAACGACTCACCACCTGATTCCATTTCCTCGACAGTGGTTGTATAAAGTAATTTTCCAATATATTCGCCATCCAGTTCCGAACAGAAACGAACAACGTTGTGCCTTTCCCAGACATCCACTTCCATAGTTTTTCCAACCTCGTCACCAAGGTATCTGTGTAATTTTGTTCCATCATATGCATATTTATCTGAACTCTTCCAGTCTATTTGTGATTCGAGTTCGGGTTTACCTAAATCTTCGAGCGACTTTCGCCCACGTTTAGTTGTTCTATAAAATCTTAATTCTGAGGTAGGGGTGACCCCTTTAGACTGATCGTATACAGGTCTAAAGAAATCTGGTAGTTTTTTAAAAGGTGCTATAATACTTTTTTGGAATACATTATTCTTTGCATCCATAGCGGTTTTAGATTGTATACCTCCGTTTTTATTTTTAGACCTAGATATTAAATCAAACATAAAAACACCTGCCCTAACAGTTTTACCCTGCCTACGTTTTGTTAACTCTATCATGCCTAGACAATTAGGGTTTTCTACACAGGCTTGTAAAAAATAAAAATATTCTTGGTCTACCTTTCTAAAACTTGGATAACCAACATCTATCTTCCACCAGTTTAAGAACAAGTAATGCATTCCAGTTATGTATTCTGCTTTACCATTATTCATAAACCAGACACCATTTAGTCTTCTATCCCATTCCTGAGACCTAAAGTTTTCTAACTCTACATCAAAATAATCTTTATCTTCTGCTTGTCTTGCTAACTCTTCTGTTCTCTTATAGTTATAACCTTCAGGGAGTGTAGTCCTAATCCAGACTTGATCTGCCTTTTTAGAAGAACTAGTAATCATGGGTCTTTTTTCTATTTCCTGAGAAATTACATTATAGACCTTTCCTTTAGGCGGAAGAGTAAATTCAACTCCTTGAATGTTTACTGTCATAGATTCGCAATAAATTCTGGTGTAAGCCTCTTATCTGCTTTTATTGTTTTCAACAACTCCTGATCTTCTCCATACAATTTCATATAGTATGAATCTAACCTGTCGTTTATAGTGTTCAAGTCATCCATTATCTTGGACTTAATCTGCAAGGCTTGTAGTATATCCTTGTCTCTATCTCCCTCAACTGGACTTAGTAATTTTGTCTGGTATTCAAAGAATGTTTGCTCATTAGAAACAATCATTGACCATATTCTGTTGTTTTGTTTTCTTAAAAACTCATCAACCATATCAACTAACTCACTAGACTGAAAGAAAAATATATTGTGTAAAACTTCATTATCTTTCACAAGATCATATCCAGAAAGTAAAGCGGCTTGCTCTTTTCTTATTTTAAGATCTGGAAACTGTTCTTTCATTGGTGTGTTTTGATCATACATATAAAGAACATATGCAATCATCTGATCATCAGCAGACTGGAAACTGCTAAACATTTTCATTTTTGGATACTTTTTCTTTAATGATCCTTTAACCTTAAATGGATTAAATATCATCTTCCTAAAGTCCTCTGTATTGAAGATTTCCGTTAAAGACATTATGTTGGTTTTTGGTAAAAGTAAAATTTAATATTATGATAGATATAAAAATTTAAGTCTCGCTTTATACACTATTATGAATGGAAAATATTTGTAGTGCTACTACTGCCAAATATTATATTTACCAAAAATTAGTTTCAATGGCATTGCATCAAGGTAAGAGTGTTACACTCAATAAAATAATGAAGTCAGAACGAGCAGCAAAAAAAAGCAAGGTTTATGTAAAAAAACCTAATGGCAAAGTTACTGTTGTTCATTTCGGTGATCCTAATATGAAAATCAAAAAAAATATACCTAGCAGAAGAAAATCTTTTAGGGCTAGACATAAATGTGATAATCCAGGTCCTCGTTGGAAAGCGAGATATTGGGCTTGTAAAACGTGGTAAAAAAAATAATATGACACAAAAAATCAGTGAATCAACAGAGGTAAAACTTGATTTAAAAACAATTGGAATTATAATTGGCTTTGTAATGAGTCTTGCAACTGTGTTTTTTACATTAAAAGCAGATATTGCATTGGCTAAAGAATTACCTAAACCTCCAGTATCTAGATCAGAATACGACCTAAAAGATCAGTTAATAAGAGAACAAATAATGAATACGGGTGCTCAAGTACAAGAGAATGGCAAAAAGTTGGATATGATTGAAGAAAGATTGTACGAACTAAGCATTAAAAAAAATTAATAAGCCATGAAAAATATTTTTGTCTTCATCATTCTATTTTTTATACCATTAAATTCATCACCAACAAAAATTACACTTCCTTCAGACGATACATTGAGTAAAATTATCGTTTATCAAATAAATTCCGATTGGAATGAAAGCAATTCAATAAAGAATCTAGAAAAACTAAGAGGCTGTAGATATGTTTACGGATATTTAGAAGATCAACCAAATGATTTAAAAGAAAAAATTAAATCTGTACCTGCTGTTTTTATTACAAAAGAAGGTAGGGTTATTTATAGATATCAAGCAGGTCTTTCATTAGTTCCAACGATTGGCTATAAAGAAATACAATCAGTTGTAAACAAACATAAATAATGGGGAGAGACTATAAAGATGAATATAAGAAGTTTCAATCTTCACCCGCAATGATTAGGTATCGTTCTTTGTTAAATAAGTATAACAGAAAAAAAGGTACTTATGGCAATGGAGACAATAAAGATGCCTCTCATAAAGGAGATAAAATAGTTGGTTTTGAAGATCAGTCTAAAAACAGAGGTAGAAGAGAAAAAAGTAGAATTAAAAAAAAGAAATAAATCATGGATGAAGAAAAATTAAAAAAAATCAGGGCTAGAATTAAATATTTGCGAAAAATTGGTAAAAATCAAAAGGCTGATCAATTAGTAAATAAAATAACAAAGGTTAACGCTAAAAAAGAATATAAAAAAGAACGTGGTAAAACTGGAGTAGGAAGTTTTATTAAAAAAGTGGGTTCTGGAGTTAAAAATGCAGCAAAAACTGTAGTAAATGAGGTTAAAGAAACCGCTGATACAGTAAAGAAAGTAAAAGAAATAAAGAAATCTAAAAAAAATTAATCATGGCATATCCTAAAATCAAAAAAAAGTGCAAGTGCGGTAAACCTTATAGTAAATGTAAAGGCTGTAAGAAGTAATGGCAAAGATTAAAAAACCAAAACCAACCAAACCAGGTCTATGGAGTAGCGCAATTGCCGCTGCTAAAAAAAAGTTTAAGGTTTATCCTAGCGCATATGCAAATGCTTGGGCTAGTAAATGGTATAAGTCTAAAGGAGGATCATGGAAATAACGAAAATAAAAAAATTCATTTTTGATTACTGGGTTAAACCCTGGGTTCAATTATAATTATTCACAATGGCTTACCAAGGAGGTTTAAGAAAATGGTTTAAAGAAAACTGGATTAATACATCCACAGGTAAAGCATGCGGTGAAGGTGACTCTGTTCAAAGTACTGGTAAATATTGTAGACCTACAAATAGGGTAGACTCATCAACTCCTAAAACAGTAGGGGAGATTAAAAAAAGTACTTTAGCAAGAAAAAAGGCTGAGAAAAAGAAAAAAAGTAATAGTGGACCAACACCCACTAAAGTTAAACCGTTAAAAAGAGTATAATATGTCAGAAAACAATCAAGCGTATGTTATAAGTGATCAAAACACTGCGGATGTTTTGACTATTAGAAAAATTGAAATGTTACTTGATGTTTTAGCGGCATTAGAAACCTCTAACGCTCCAGAGATTTACGGTATTAAGATATCGGTTATTGATAAACTAGATAAGTTAATTAACAATCTGTAACCATATTATCCCAATGAACTTGAAGTATTTTTATAGAAGGGTGGTATGGACAATCTATCTTCATTTGTAAGATATATTCCCCTAATAATGTTTTTGGCAGTTCAATCGCTGCTAAGTGATTTGTAAATTTTTTTGACTCTTTCATGATGCATAACTCGAAGCATATTTTTAAATTTCTTTTTATCTCCAAAGTATGAATGACACTCTCTACATAATGCCATCAAGTTCTCAGGGCTATCTTTCTCTGTTGAACCTCCCATACCTCTGGGATCTATATGGTGTATATCGACAGCGGTAGTATCACATACTTCACAACCTATCCAATCACCAGGATCGTACATAAATGCTTCATGGTATAATTTAACGTGTTTTTTCAAAACAGCAAGTAAATTAAGTATCCGAAAGTAACGTTGAGGTTTACAGCCACAATATTCCATTGCTTTGCTACAAACACCTGTGGTATTGAAAGGATGCCTCCGATCACATATGTAACCGCACCTATGTTATCATATCTCAATAAATAGGGCGATATCATAATAAACGCTGTACCCATATATCCCAGTCGATTCGAAATTTTTTCGATGGGGGTTAGTTTACGTTGTTTTACTAGATACCTTAAGAACTTCATATACCATGGCATCTTATTAAAAGGTATCTTTAATCGGGGGTGTCCTGCGTGATGGTTTGGATTTTTTCTACTCATTTTAAAAAATTTTTATTTGGGGGTATTTATATATCCCAACACCATATAGGTGTCTTAATCCCAAGAACTGATCCACTCACATTATAAGTGAAGTATTCTAAAGCGTCTATTTCATCCATTTCTTCTTTAAGTATCTCAATACATAAGTGAACTGAATAAATCAAAACCATCTTGTTTAACTCTAAACCTATGACAGCCTCATCAAACCCATCCGCAGTTAAAAAATTTTCATCTGGGTAATTATCTAAAATTCTTTCTAACATAACTTCTATTCATCTTCCCAGTCTTCAGGAAATAATATTTTTGACAACTTCTTTGAAACTACGGACACTATTATAGCGACCATTATCCATCCTAACGCTTTTATCATGATTTTACTTGTTTTGGGGTGTCATATCTATATCTACGTTTGTCTATCTTAAACTCGTAGTACTTATTTCTCTCGTTTATCGTTACTAGGTTCCACTCCTTTATATCTTCCTTCTTAAAGTTTAGTAAAACATACCTTTGTCCCGATAAGAATAATACAAACAATACATAGTCAACATCTAACTTATCAATAGTAAACATGTTTACTTTGAGTGATCTCTCACAACCCTTAACATCAATCTTTTTGTCGTTAACCACTAAGTCAGCATCACTAACACCTTTCTCCTTAACAAAGGCTGAAGTTGTATAGTTTGTCCCTTTTAAATCAAAGTTATGACGAACTAGTAACTCCGCTAGTATACCCTTAAAGTCTGTGTAAAATTCGTTGTCGACTGGGTGGTCAAACAATATTGGGTGTTTGTATTCATATTTTCTAGACTTCCAATAAAGTTTCTTGTAATGATCTCTATTAGCCATAACTCTAGTATCAACATAAAGTCTAGCGTGATCAAATATACATTTTGGTATTTCAAATGGTCCCTCCAATAATCTTTCCTAATAAATCATCCTGTCTCATCACGTAATAATCAACTCCCTCGATTTTGTTTAGAAAAGCATTTCTTTCATGAAACCTTACCTTATCTCCACTAACCAAACCCAGTTCATCCTTGCCCTTTAGTGGTAGACTTATATGCCTTACATAACCCTCGGTCTCACTCTTCTTAGGTACGCCTACATATATAGACCCTATCTTCTCCTCAACCTCATCAGGTTCCACTAATACATGATTGGAAATAGCAGTAAGACTTCCGCTCCTCACAAAACAAAAGCATTCTTCTAAATCGACAAGGTAGACGTCACTCTCTCCAGTTACAAGATTATCAGGCTGTACAGTCAGATAATTAAAATAGGCGAGATCGCCATCTTGCAACTCCTGTTTGATCCAATCCCCTCTTGTGTTTTTACACCACTCTCCTCTAGGCAAAGCCACGACCACTCCACATATTGTAACGTGGTGTTCTGGATTCCATGTAACGTCTAAATATAGTTTTTCTCCAGACGAAAATTCAACCTCATCGTTGTATTTCTTCGAAATCTTAACCGCTATTTTTTGACCAATCATATTCATATGTCATGCAATTTAAAAAAATGAACCATTGTTCAATGCCGATTGATTAAGTTTTTATTAACACGAAATTAACTGATAGACATTATGTCTAGCACTGGTAGACAAATTGGCTACCCAAAAATAAATTTGGTAGTTAGATATATATTAGTATATTATATATATATTATATATTATACTAGTATTATAAATTAAACTATTATAATACATGATCACCCCGAATTGAATTTAAGAGGTTTTAAGAGACTCTAAAATAATCGGCTTTATAATACCATTATTATTTCGTGAAAGTTTCTTAAATTTGCTCAGAATGATTGTAGATGGCTTTTTGTGGTAATACATATATATACTACCCGTTGACGCAAAAAGGGAAGTGGATTTTGGCAAGTGGGTAGGTCGGCATTTAGGAGTTGTAAAACGAAATCGGATTCTCATTAGGAATCCACACAAACCACATAACCTATTGACATTCAGTCTTTTGCATAGTATCTCACGTTGTTTTGTGTAGATTTTGCTACCAGGTAACACTAAAAAAGGGAAACGATGCAACAAACTAAACGAACAAAGAAAAATTTCCTCCTCTTTAAAGAGATGGAGTTATACAATGAACGAAACCAACAACAAACAATTGACACGTG